CGATATTATCTGTAAATTTAAATAGTGCCATGTCTGGTCGACCATAAGGACCATACACAGTAAAGAATCGTAAACCAGCGCTACGTGGTAATTTTGAATGCATAAACTGGCATTCATTCGAACGCTTTGACCAGCCATAAGGATTATTTTGATGAGCTGGTCTATCATGCTCATTCCATGGAAGTGGTTGTCCATGCATTACACATGAGCTTGAAGCATAGACACAAGGAATATTTCGTTGTTCTAATGTTTCAATGATACGCTGTGTACCTGTAATGTTAGTGTCAATATAATGTTGAGGTTCCTCAAACGAATGACGTGGATTAGCATATGCTGCTAAGTGCAATACGACATCTACATCCTTTAATATTGGATTGTCAAGTAGATGAGTAAAGTGTTGAATATCATGGCGTAATATAGAAACGCCATGTTCTTTCTCTAATATACTAGCACGATCTTCTTTTAGTTTTGGATCGTAATAGTCGTTGAAGTTATCTACACCAACTACTTCGAAGTCTTGTGACCTAAAGTACTTGGCTGAATGAAAGCCGATCATTCCGGCTATACCAGTGATTAATATTTTCATGTGAAAAATTCCTCGAGTCCTTGTGGTTGGTTGCTAGTAGTGTTCAAAGCGAGATCAATTATTTCTTTCACAACCATTTCTCCGTCGGAGTGTTGTTTCCAAAATTCAAAAGCCATCTCTCTCCAATCATCTCTCATCGCAGGATCATTTTTAAGTTTGACCATTTGGTCGCGGCACTCATTAAAGTTAGTGTAATCAACGCCAAGAGTACCAGAATTTTGACATTGACTAATTGGTTTACCTTGTACAGGATGAATCACGTTATCACAAAAGTGTTTGTGAAATAGTGGAACTGTACCAGATGCTATACATTCTGCATGACAATTTTCTATATTATTGCCATAGTGTTCTGCTTTCAAAAAATATAAATCAGAACCAAACGCTGATCGTGATAAACGGTCCATAGCTTCTGAGTTTATATATTGAGGATAAAGATATGCACCTTTATCTTTAACTTCTTTGCCATACAGATCAGGTGTAAACTTTACATCATTGTAATGTTTCTCAGGCCTGAAATGATTTTCTACAATTCTACGATCTGTAGGATTATCTGATTTATTATCTCTATATAAGACTAGAGGATATTGAATAGAAGCTTCTAATCCTTCAAGGACTGTGATGAATCCATACGTCATCAAAGCGTCTTGATGGAAGTCAATCATAACGCTTGGTCCTTTCCACATAGCAGTACGGCCAATCCATCTTACCATGTTGTGTTGCTGTTCTTCAATAGGACGCCAATACTTTTCACGGTGTCCATCATAATCAAAGCCTAGCCCCATCTTTGTAAGTGGAGTTTCTATTTTATTTTTTCTTATAAACTTACAGAAATCATTCTCCATACTATGAGTCATAATAACATCTACGTTTTCACAGACTTCTTTAAGATTTGCGTTACGTGCAATAGAAGCAGCTTTATGGTCTACGTTAATAAAAGCTTTACGAGTTTTAATGTGTTTAAGGAATGGAATAAAATTATCTTGACATTCTTGAGGATGTCCTTTCGAAGGAATAGAATATATGATACACAAATCAAAAGACAAGTTAATAGCATCAGCTATGAGTTCCCATTCCTTTGCCATTGAGAATTCGTTTTGTACGATATCAAGTCCTTTAGCTCTACCCCATTTCTTATCAGTTGTAGTAAAGATATGTGCGTCTGTAACTTTTTGCATTTGAATAGCACATTGCGTTACACCACAGCCTTCAGTACCTCTCCCTAGTACGATAGCAATCTTAGTCATTTAAATATTCCTTACACTCATTTAACACATTATGTACGTATTTATGATCATTAAGTTTTCTATTTCTAGGTGAAGGATGTGGTAAAACAAAGTGTTCTGTGAAACCTAACCTTCTTAGATAATTAGATACTAATGATCCCCATACTATTATTCTATCATAATTTTGCAGACTTGTAAACAATAAATTGTGATCAAATGATTTAAATTTAAAATCCCAATCAGGATCAGGCGATAGGTTAGTGAATGATACATGTTTCAATTCTAAATAATCTAACCAGTCATGAAAACGTTTATAAGCAGATCCTTTAGACCTGCTTACTGGAACTTTAGATGGATTCATGCCTACAAAAATTGTATTACATTTTAACGAACTCATATTCAACACCTGCTTCTTTAAACATTTTTTTTGTAAGAGACCACGATTCAATCCACTGTTCTTTTACATCTTGAACAGGCATTACAACTCGTTTGATTCCAACTTGAATGACGCCTTTAGCGCATTCGGAACACGTTGGCAAACCTGTAACATATATCGTAGAGCCATCTAAGTTAACACCATTGAACGTAGCATTGTATATAAGGTTCTGTTCAGCGTGAACTATGTACTTATATTTTTCTGCACGATCAGCTAACCTCATCGTGCTGTCCATTATTCCTCGAGGAAATCCATTATATCCTTGTGCCAATACTTGGCCCTTAGATCCTATGGCTACTGCGCCAATTTGGGAGGAGGGATCTTTGGACCAAGTACCGACTTCCTCAGCAAGCCTGAGGTATCTTATATCCCATTTATTTGACAAGATCAAAATGCCTTTCATAAACGTGCAAGTTTTGTACTTGCCACTGTATTGTACCAGGATGCAATTCATCATAATTTAAATCACTTAGCTCTTTACACAGTTCTTTAAGAACATGCATTTGCCATGCGTAATCATTCTTATAACCAAACACTACATCATTAGAACGCATCTGCACCACAGCATGTATCATATCTTCACGTATATAATATGACACTGCATTTGTACAAATAAAATCGTTCTTACCACCTTCATTATATTCTATCCACATACTAGGACGTGTGTAAATCATAGTAGCACGACGTGAATTTGGATTTTTAAATAGTTCATCAACTACTTGTGTGAACTGAGAATAATACTTTTCTGAATAAATTAAATGACCATAATTAGAGTTGATGTTGCCATGCTCATCACCAGCATACTGCCAAGCCGCAGGTGGTTCTTTCAAATGCTTAATACCATATATGTCATATATGTTTGTAGATTCAGAAGCATACCATTCTAATTCTCGTTCAATGTATTCTTCATTAGGTACACCAAAGATAGATGGTTCAGTTGCTATGAAAGAAGCACCAATCAATTCAATTGTTTTTTGTCCAGTTTTATCGATGGTAAAGGCTTCATCATTTAACTCACCAATAAAAAATTCACGTATATCTTTAACTGTTTGCATTCGCACAGACTCTCTCCCTTAGTCCACTTGATGAAAATCGATGATTACGACTATTGAAATATAGTTCAATGCCAAGTTTGCGGCATTCATCTTTACCTGTAAAATCTTTATCTTTGTACTCATCACCAAGAATACGTACATCAATAGGATACATAGTAAGTATATCGTTTAGATCGCTTTCAGAAGCATACACCACAATTTCATCTACATACTTTACAGCAGCTAGCTGTGTGTATCGTTCTACAATAGTTTGTATAGGTGCATTCTTTTCAGGACGATCTGCACTTGGATCTATCTGTAAAGCACAGATAAGATAGTCGCATTGAGATTTAGCTTCTCTTAACATAGCAACATGACCTGCATGCAGTAAGTCAAACGTAGATGCTGTTAAACCAGTTTTCATTTCTTTTTCCTGTTGAACATATCACGATCAGGTGATTGACCATCCATAGTACCACGCATATAAGACACAGCAAATGATGCATAATTAATTAAGTCTTTATATGTATCTTCAAGAGATTCGTGATTAGGATTATTGCCAGACTCAAGTAACGATGTAGCACGCATCATTTTGCCTACCATAATATCGTGGATAGTGTCTACACCACGACGATAGTGCATAGCTTGAAGCACGCTAGACTCATCACTTTGATAGTCTTGACCTTTTTTAATTTGTAATTCGATACACTCTTGTAAGACGTTTACCGATTCACGTTCATTAACACTCATTCTTTATTCCTTGTTCTAAAGCTGCAGCTCTTATGATAGGAGTCAAGATTTCTTCGACTCTATCTTCCCAATGAGACCACTGCATACGAGTAGCATAGTTAGCATCTCGCTGGGTAGGAGCAAATCCGAAGAGTTGCTTAAATAGACCACGCTTGTTGCATAGGCCATTATTAAATAAATCGTAAGCAGCATTCTGTGCTCTACGAAATTTGTCAAGATGCTTGTTAGTAGATCTTGGATTTTCACAAGCACCTTCAAGTGGAATCAACTCATTAAGTTGTTCTCTAATAGTTTCGAAACCAGAGTTTACACCCCATGAATTTGAGAATAATTTTTCTTGATATCCTTCGTACATTATACTGCCTCCAAGATTCTGTTCCAGAATTTAGTTGCACCATCATCGTCGGCGAAACCTTCTTCGGCAGCAAAGTCCATTGAAGATGAACCAAACACTGCTTCAGCAATACCGTACTTTTTGATTAGCTCAACACCATCTTGGATTGTATCAGCACGTCGGTTGATAGTTCCATTAGTTGTTTCGATACCGAAAGTTAATCCACCTTCGTTAGCAGCTACGTAATTGATTCCATTTGACATTCTATAAACTCCTCATTTAATAGATATAATCTACCACATTTCTCAGGGAATGTAAAGGAAAAAATGCATTTTTTAGCATTTTTGTTTCGTTTAAAAACAACCACTTACGTTTTTTTTCTAATTTTTATCATATTATTATTTTCAGGTAGGCACATTATTGCTGTAACTCTATCATCAAATCCACCTTTTGCTATTACTTCTATTGCAATAACATCTGCATTTTCTACATTATTTACATACTCAACACATTCATCCTTTGTATCAAACTTAAGAGTTTGTATACCCCATGGATCTAGATTTAGAGTAGCAATTACTATTAACCATTTCATTCGTGTTCGCCACCTTTTCCTCGACTATTATAGTTCTGCGGTGCACTATATTTTTCTGCACTATCATATACTATGGCGGTTATAAAAATTCCAAAGATAACTAAAAGATGTCCACCTGCTGATATTCCAAATGCATATGGATTGTTTATTATAGCTGCAAAAATACCACTCCACATGATAGCTAGTATTGAAAATACCATCAGCCCTAGCTGAGGTGGTAGGTTACGGAGCGGAGAGTTCTTAATAGTCATTACACTTTTCCACGCGTCTCTTGCACCTAAAATAGTCCTTCCCCATCCAATAGGGGTGAATGCTTTCTTCATTTACTTATCCTTTACGTTAAGATTATAGGGGTCGTACTGTTCGCCATTATATTTAGAACCTGTTGCTTTAGGTCCTGTCTCAACGCCGCTGTTGCATCCTACAACAACTACTACTAATGCGAATATACTTATATATACTACTCGCTTAGTCCATTCCATAAACATTTCAAATGTTTTTTCTGCTTCTTCTTGTGCTGCTTTTCTAGGATCCATTAATTTAAAACCTCTCTAAAAAAATTAATAGTGTTAGTAAAGCATGGCATTATATTTAAATTGCAATACCTAGCATATTCATCAGGCCCTACCATAACTAAAAGCATCAATATTGGAACACCTGCTATAAACAAAAATAGTATTAGGAAAGCCCAACCTAGACCTCTTGTAGTACAATAATTCTCACTCATTTTAACTCCTACGCGTTTTTGTAAACAAATTCTAAAGCTCTATCAGCCTCTCTATCAAGAGGACGATTCTCATACCAATTCCCTGTTTCCATATCCAGTTCTCTACACATCTTAGATATTTCTGAAGACGTGATTGGATATTTATTTTTTATAGCGTTGCCAGCAATTGCAACCATGATCTGATACATCTTATGGTACCAGCCAGTATTATTAATTAGCCTATACTCTGACTCAAGCTTTTTAGGAAAGAAAGGACAGTCTTTATATGACGACCAATTATAATTCGTATTGTCAAGTTTTTGTTTTCTATGTTCAATTATCTGTTGCTGTATAGCATCAGGTAATCTATCAAAGAAATTATTTAATGTAGCTTTTTCTGCATAAGGATGCTTAAGCATCAACTCGGCAGGATCGATAGGAGCACCGTTACTATTACTAAATATAAAATTAAAGGCATTATCATATTGCGCAGGGATGTAGTACATGCGAGATAAGTCTTTAGTTTGTTTATCGCCAAGTTCACCCAATTCTGTTTGTAAAGAAAACCAGAAGTGTTTAATTTTTTCTGCAGGTACGTTGTGTCTGAGTGGAAAGACGAGCCTAAACTTTGGAAAATCTTTAGTGCTGCTAGCAGTACTATAACAAACGTAACGATAATGACCAAACCTGTTGCGAAGTTCATCTTCTAGATCTCCATCAAATTCAAATTCATCTACATCAACTGCACACCAACCAGTCCACTCAATAACATTTGCATTTGCACGAGTGGTATCTACTTGGTATGTTGCAGGCGACATAAGCTCAGCATCCTTTTTACCAGATCGCTGAGTTGTTGACATGTCATATAACGCACGTTCAAACGTGTCGAAATCTTTACAATCAACACGTCTATTTGTTTTATTGTCATAAACGTTTTTAAATAACGTTAGTGAGATTTCCGTGGTTTCCTGCATGGCTAGGTGATTCCCATCCTTCTGGTTTCATTAAGTCAGGAAGTCCGAATGGATTAGGACGACCTTCTTTTATACCAGGTTCTTTTGCCATGTTAGCTTTGTATATAGCATCCCACGCTTTATTAGCATCAACACCAAACACATCCAAAGTACCAATAGCAAATACACAAAGATCGATAAGGCCATCAACTATTTCTTCGTGGTTGCCATTATTAGCAGCCATCATAGTTTCATGCAATTCTTCTTGGCACATTAATAATCTAAAAGCCAAGTACTTTCGCATAAGCATTACATCATCTTTATTATTTTCGAACCATTCACGTACACCAAACTTATTGTGCATCATGTAAATATCGTTTGCCCAATCAGACATATTATTCTCCATTTTTTATATTATACACTATTTTCATAGTATTGTAAACCATCATTATACTTTCGTTCCGCTTGTTTTTCTTACAATATCGTTATGATTAAACTCAGCCCAATACAATTCAAAAGCAACACCGTCTTCAAGTCCTTCAAACTGGTGAATCTTACCAGGCTTTACTTGTGTAAAGTCACCTGGATTTAAAATAGTTTCATCAACTAATCCTTGATCATCTTGCCACACGCGTACGAGCATTTGACCTGACTCTACATAAAAGCCATTCCATTTAAATTGGTGTTCATGTTCTGAGCATTTAAATCCAGCTTTGTATTCTATACGGTGAAACTCTAACACACCATTTGCGTGGATCAATTCTGTTTGACCCCATATCTTACCTGCTTTCATTTTCTATCCTATCACATATTTAGAAATATTAGTTATATCTTTCACTACCCACTCAAAATCATTAAGATCGAGCATGTTTGCAGCATCACTAGGTGCATAATCAGGTTCAGGATGTACTTCTAAGAAAAAAGAAGTAATCCCAAGAGCGGCCCCAGCGCGAGCGAGACCAGGCACATAGTCACGATTTCCACCAGTCGAGGTGCCTCCAGGTTGTTGGACCGAGTGCGTAACATCGTAAATAAAATTGTCATGTAAATCACAAAGGATATCGTACATGCCAGTGAAATCATTAATAAGACGTCCATAGCCAAAACTAGTTCCTCTTTCTGTTATCCATACATTTTTTACTCTACGACCTGCTGTTTTACTTAGTATACCTTCAACATCCTGTGGAGACATAAACTGTCCTTTTTTAATATTGATAGCTTCAAACTGTTGATCAGCAACTGCAGTAATTAAATCTGTTTGTCTAGATAAAAAGGCTGGTATCTGCACTACGTCTACAGAACCATTTCTTACCATGTCACCAATCTGCCAACGTTCATGTATATCTGTTAGTATTTTTACACCAAGAGTTTCTTTCATTTGTTTAAAGTCTCTTAATGTTTCTACAAATGACTCCCATGGTACACTGTTACATCCTCGTGTATTATCTATGTGCGATCTATTTGCTTTATCAAAGCTAGCTTTAAAATAATATTCTACATTATACTTATCGCATATCTCTTGACAGTGTTCTGCAATCTCTAATGATTTGTATAATGACTCATGCTGACATGGTCCTGCAATTATTCTCAATTGAAAAAGTCCTCCAGCGTTAGCTGTTCTTCAACTGTCCAGCCAACAGCATCTAATATTAATTTGAGAGGTTCAACAAAAGTTTTCTCAAATTGTTTCTCATAATCTACATAACGATCGATAGCAAACTCACGTGGTATTACGTCAGGAAATGCTATGACGTTTTCTTTTATAGTATTAGGTAACTTTAAATAACAAAACTTTATACGACTTCCATTTTCTATAAGCTCATACTTATTTGTGGCTTTAAATTCTTTTAGGTACTTATTATACAATAATGAACCACGTACGTGAATTGGTGTACCTTTCTTATATATGAGCTTTCTATCTTTCCAATCTGTAATGTTTGTTACACCACGAGGAAAGGCAATAAGTTCTGGTGGCATAGCCTTAAACTCATTCTTAAAATTTCTTATAAACTTTTGTGTATCAGCTTCAGTTCCAGATATAATGACTTTAAATATTTCTTTGAACTTACCACGCACAACTTCAGGTGTAGAAGACTTAATAGCTTCAATACCCATTATCTTTAGTTTAGGCTCAGCAAACTGAACACCTTCAGAGTTATGTACGTTTAATATATATCGTTTCTTTGCAGTCCATATACCACGATCAGCAATAACTTCACGAGCCATCTCCATACGAGGCTTGTGGCATGCCATGTTATGATATAATTTATCATATGACTTTGCCATCATAGGTTCAAAGTGTTCTTGGCAAATTTTATCTAAGAACTTTACAGGATCGTTAGGATTAAATTTATTGACAAGAGGACCCATGTTAATATAAACAGAATCGGTATCGATAGCCAGTACATAATCTTTCTCCGTTTGTAGTAGCTTATTCATTTCTTTATTGATAGCTTTCTCTGCCCAACGTATTACTGTTTGACCTGTAAGAGTAACACCTTCAGCCATGCGTAAATCAAAATACTTAAAGTATTGATTGCCTAATGCACCATACAAAGAGTTCATAAGAATTTTAATAGCCATCTGCTGGTTATGAAGCTTATTGATTTCTTTTTCTAATTCAAATGTTTTTCCTTTTTGATAAGCTTTTTCTGCAGATAGCATTTGTTTCTTGATAGAAGATCTATCAGAATAGTATTCAATAATAAGATTAGGAATAACACCATCTTTTTCTTTTGTATATGTCGAACCATTAGCAGCAACTGTTATGTTTCTTTCACGCTGTGCTGGATGTATAGGATCTTTATCTTGTAAATATAATTCTACACCGCTAGGCAACTGATCACAAGGATTTTGCATTAGCGTTTCAGGAGACATATTCCATTGTACAATGATATTAGGATATAGTGAATTTAAATCAAAAGACACTACCCAATCATGTGCACCAACTTGAGGATCTTTTACATAACCGCCGGCAAATCGTGCAGGCGTACCGCGACTTCTTTCAACAGGGCCAGGATTATCTTCAGTGGTAGCGCCTTGAGGCATATAATCGCTTTGTGGTATTTGATTGATACTTGGAACTGTTTTC